ATGTCATTTTGGATAGATAGTACTACTCTATGGTAGAAAGTGTCTGTATAAGCCTAAAAATGGCATTTAAACACTATTCCTCATAATTACCAGCTTCATTCTCTAATTCTACCTCTTTATCATACTTGTAAAGTGGTATGTCTTGAATATTAGCAGCTTCAGTAGCAGGAACTACAAAGCCACTATCTTCTAAAGCAATATGCTCATCACCATCTAGCTTTGGAACATCATCAACGTGATTAGCCTTTAAGACATTCACAGTAATCTGCTTAACAACATCCCCTTCGTGAGCTACCTCTTGTCTTTCGATGTATCCTCTACGCTTACCTTTTGTCTTAAGTAAGAACATTGTAGCAAGTGTATCACCCTTAGCAATACGTTCCATCAGTTTGTGTTCGCCAAAGTCTAGCATTATCTCCTCAGGTTCTATTTCAGCTAGTTTTCTAGCGAACTCAGGATCGTTCTTAACCCATACGTTATACGATGACCTAGATACCCCAGCTGATTCACAAGAGATGGTTATGTTACCGAAGTTCTCCTTGTAAGCTATGATAAAAGCTTCTTTAGTGATGTCTTTAAATTCTGCATTCATAATTATATTGGTTTTGGCATATTACTTCGTAATTTAAACTCTGCATTCATATTATTGGTTTTTATAATGTGTTATATAGAAAAATAAAAAAATCAAATGTCAAAAATGGTTAAGTCTTTGTTTTATATCAGAATAATGAAGGGCCCAAGGCACTCCCCAAAAATTCTATACGAATAAAAAGGGTAGGGGGTCGGTAGGGTAGGGGTTGCGCTCCCATTTAACATAATATAAATTATGAGACCTCTCTCCTCTCCTATTCTTAGCCTATCCAATGACAAAACTAATGTATTTATACTTCATTGATAGTTTACGCAAGCTTAGGCCAAAGCTAAAAATTACCTATTAATACTTAGATACAATCTACTTTACTATACACTAATATAGGATCTAATATAAACTACAGTATACAATATACTAATATATTGATAAATGCAACATACTATAATGTACTACTTTACTAATGTATACTAATTAGCTTACTTAGTGTACTTAATACACTAACTTAATTAACATAACCTTAACAATTAACTGCATATTATTTAACATTGTTTAATATTTATACCTATCTTTAGTATGCCAATATAAAACCAATTGGCTCAATATTATGGAAACAATCCTTTACATTCAATTAGCTTTATTCTGTGTATTCATTGCTTTTGTCAGTAAGTTATTTATTAACCTTTTAATTGATAAACAATGATAACCCTATTTGAGCTGATTATATTAGGAGGTTTATTTATCCTCCTTTATGCCTTTATTAAAACACTATTAAACAAATAACCTTTAAACAAACACACAATGAAAACACAATTTAACAATCCAGAACTAACACACATTTGGGCCAATCAGCAACAAGCACAAGGCAAAGGCTCGTCAATGTTTTTTGAAAATGAGTCTATATATTCTTATGGCTATCATTTTAAGATTGCACAAATAGTAGAACATAACAATAAAAAGGCGGTTTTATTTAATAACAAAACCTATTCAAATACAACCAATAAGCACCAATCCCTTGTTAAACGTGCTATTCCCTCACAATATCCAGTATTTAACGTTAATAGCTTTCCAGATACAATGCCATTAACAATGATGCACTCTAATAATTTAATCAGTTATTTAAACAATGCCGAGGAAACTCAACAAAAATTAGTCAAGGCAACAAAATCAAAAGAGGCTTATGTTAATTTAATAAATGTATATTTAAACAGCTTTTGTAATTATTGCGAATTTTACGAGCTTAAAGATTTATCTATTTTTACTTTAGCTAAATTACAAGGCCTATCAATACAAGAAAGGTTTTTAAATATAACTAACTTTGTTTTTGAGTACACAAATTCTGAATCTTATATAAATTGGCAACATAAAAGAGTCGAAAAAGAAAGAATAGCATTTGAAAAGGCTTTATCTGATGCAGCCGACAAAATCCAACATTTTAGAGACTTTAAGGTATCTACAGTTTGGGGTATTGGAACAAACCTTTTAAGATTTAACAAAGAAACAGAACAGATTGAGACCTCTGGAGGGGTTAAAATGCCTAAAAATATATTTTTTGATGCTTACCAAAGATTAAAAAGTAATACTTTGTTAATTGGTCAACACATAGGACAATATAGATTTAATGGCCTTGAAAATGATACTTTATTAGTGGGCTGTCATAAAATACCAGTAAACGAGGTTGAGAATCTTGTATTAATGCTAGGTTAACTGATGATGGCTTGATATTAGCCGAAATAAAGGCCCATTTATTTGGGCTTTTATATTAACCAAAAATTAAACTAATGTTTACACAGATCAACAATGACAGCTACGGTAATCCTCGTTATGTAGTCCATTACTTACAATTAGCCGACAATTATGATAGGGCTTTGTATTTAGGTCGCAAATTAGGAGGGCGAAAATTCCATAATAAACAATATGGAGGCGGAATAGTATTCCAATCTTATAATACTAGAATTTTAGGCGAAAAGATTTGCCAAATAAAAGAGGCTGAACATTTAGCAAAATAAAGCCTTTTTAGGGCCTTTATTTATTATTTGGTATCATTATATCAATAACAAAAGATAAGGCAAATTTAGGGCATGAATAAGCTTAAAAAGTAGTTTTTTAAGCAATGCAATACTATGCAAAAAATGTACTTAGTGTAAAATATACACATAGTAAGTATTTTGTAGTCGCAAAAACCTGCCAAAAATCCCCTAAAAATCCCACAGCCAAAAATCCAGCAAAAATCTTTTATGATTACCTTAACAAAAAACCTGCTAAAAATCCTTAACAATAACAAAAACCCCTTAACTTCGTCAAACAAAACAAAAACCTTTATTATGAACATTAATTTAAACACAATGCCACACGCAGCTTATATGTTGCTTTGGCATTCAGACAAAAACTTCGTTGGTACTGAAAATTATGTTGGACTAGCTTATTACTGGAGTTACGATTACCGCCATTATTTGCGTGATGCCTCCCCTTATATTAAGCGTAAAGTTCATAGCGAGTTCCTTAAACAAGGACTTGATTTAGTCGGATCAACTGAAAAGCATCTATCTATTATTAGAAAATACACTAAATTAAACTAAACAAAAACCCCATCTATGTCATTTGAATTAATCACCGTCAAGTTTGGCTGCAAGTGTAGTCTTACTGGCAAAAACTTCTCACCAGGTGAGCAAGTCTATTTTAACTACCTATCAAAAACTTTCCTTGATCCTGTGTATTATGAGAATATGCAGAGCCAAATCAATTCAAGTGGAGTTCAGTCTTATTTCCAAAGGCACCAAAAACTTAATAAAGTAACCCAAAAACCTTAATAATATGTCTAAATTCGAGTTTATTACTGAAACAAATACTATAACAGGAGGTGTAAGATTCTATACCGAAAAGGATGGTGAGTATGTAGATAGTTCCATTAGTGCTGACAAAGATAGTGCCTACGAAAAGTTTATCAAAGCTGCTAGTGGAGTATCTTTAAAGCCTACCAAAGAGGTAACTGAAACTATTTACTCCATAATTGAATAAATATGCACCCTACACCAGCCCATCTAAAACAAAAAGGCCTTAAGGACTACTTTATGATTACAGTAGATGGCCAAAGACTTAAAAAAGATTACATCTATCGTGGTATGTTTATCCATTGGGACAGCAAAAAACCCCTAGATAAGTTCTACTATTGGAGAGGTGATTATTTCACATCGATTGAAGGAGCTATGCGTTCCATTGACAGACATTATAAATTATATAAAAAACTAAAAGATGCTAATTAGAGATTATCGTGCCTTGCTTAAGTATGGCGATATAAAAAAGATTTGTGAGATTACAGGGTACACACCTTATAAGATTCGCACTAGGTTGGCTAAGGCTGACGAAGAGATGATTGAGATTGTAGAAGCTTTCTATCGCAAAAAGATAGAAGAATTAAAAAACCAAATTTATGACTTTACGGAATAAACTAAACTACTACACTATGCCAGGAATCCTAACCAAGCGTAAACTTGATGAGCTAACTATAATAGAGTTTGTCTGTAAAGAGATGAATGTAACCTATAAGGATGCTATATCAAAAGATAGATCACGCAGCTTGATACTTACTAGAGGGATATGCTATGCTATCCTAAAAACCTACCTAGGTATCACCTTAGTATCTATTGCTAGACTATTCAATCGTGACCATACAACGATTATCAATGGATTGCGTATGCACAAACAAGATATGCAAACCAATGACATTTATGCCGAACAATTCGAAGAAATCAGATTCTTACTTAAACTTTATATTCCTTCACCAAAACACAAAAAAAATGCTAAGTCAATTCGCACTATGGGATGATTCTGAAAAGCGATTATTTATCGCTAAGATTATCCACCAAATCAATTATTCACAAGCTAACCTTGAATTAATGGAATCTATTTTGTCTATATGGCAAAAGTATCCAACAAGAGAAGCTTATTATTATCAAGAAACACAACCAAAAAATCTAAACTATGGAACTACAAACAACTAGTCCTTCGTATGAGTTAATCAACAAGGATTCAATGCTTAAACTAAGCACAGAGTTATCTAAGCTAATCAAAGAGAAAGGCTTATCGTCTAACATTCAAGGTAAACAATTCGTTAATGTGGAAGGATGGCAGTTTGCTGGAGCTTCACTAGGATTGATGCCAATTATTACATCTACTCAAGATTTATCAAATGAAACTGCTATTAAATATATGGCGACTTGTGAGGTACGCAATATTACTACAGGTCAGCTCGTTGCTACAGGCATTGCCTTATGCTCGAATGCCGAAAAAACTAAGAGATACTTTGATGAATATGCTATTTTATCTATGGCACAGACAAGGGCGATTGGTAAGGCTTATAGGAACTTACTTGCTTGGCTAATGAAAGCTGCTGGATTCGAGGCTACACCTGCTGAAGAAATGGATTTCGCTAAAGAGGACAACAAAAAACCTGCCGTACAAGAGGTAGAAGTAGAAGAGTTAGTAGAAGTGCAAGTTGATAGAGTAGATTTAATAAAGCAGATTACTGATTGCACAAAAAATAAGGAGTTAGTAGATATATATTACGGATACAAGCAATACATAGATGGCGATAAAGCCTTACTAATGTTGCTTAAGTCTAAAAAAGAATCATTCACAAGTAAAACAAAAAAATAATGAGTGCAGAAATATTTTTACCTAAGGTAGAACTGTCTACCTATGAACCGAGTAAGTTTAACAATGACCTAATCAAGACAACTATTGTAGAACACTTTAAAGAGACAGGCGATAGTGCACTAGAAACATTAGTTCGTATGGATGCTATCGCACAATTATTCGATGGTGTTCGTAGTGAGCTTAGAGAAATCGTAGTAGATGAGTTAGCTAAGTACCCTGGTGGTAAGGCCGATGTCTTAGGTAGTGAGGTTACTAAGATTGAATCAGGTGTTAAGTACATCTATGACCAAGATTATGCTTGGACTAAACTTAATAACGAAGTAGAATCACTTAAGTATGCTCTTAAAGAAAGAGAGAAGATGCTAAGAACTATTAACACACCTATGGTTGATCCTGAGACTGGAGAGATGGTACACCCAGCACCTAGAGTATCTACAACAACATTTAAAATATCCTTAAAGAAATAACAATGAAAGCAACATTAGGGATGTTAAAATTTTTCTTTATTGCAGTACCTGTTTTTATTGTTGTCTATTGTAGTGCAATGGCAGTAGTAGAAATTAAAGAATTAATAAGAAAATGATATACCAATTAAAAAATACTATCGATGTTCACACTCCTCTTGGGTACGGAAAAGCAATCGCTTGGATCGATTACGGATCAGATACAAACACAGTTTGGAAAGTCGTACTATACGACACAGGTATGGTTAGGAACTTTTACGATGACGACATTCTCGTATATCCCAACGCAATGGATGGAGGAGAAATCGATGAAGAGTTCTTCGTCAAAAGAGAGTTTAAGTATAATAACAAACAATTTATAAAAGGATTAAAAAACCATTTTAAACCATATGAGTCAAGAGATAAAGGGGATGGAGAATAATATACCAGTAAGAATGGTGTTTATAGATAACAAGGAAGAGATTCATTTCAAATCTATAGCAGCAGCTAGTAGGAAGTCTAAAGTGACAGCACAGAGCATTAGAGAGTCATTAAACCCTATTGCTAGAAAGAAGTTTATGGTAAAGCACCTAGACAAAGAAAGAGTAGTAGCATTTAGAATAATTTCAAAAAACACACTATGATTAATCAAATACACAACGAACCTTGTTTAATAACATTAAAAAAGATGCCAAATGATTTTTTGGATTGCGTTATAACCTCTCCACCTTATTGGCAATTAAGAGATTACGGATATGATGGCCAATGGGGATTAGAACCTACATTTCAACAATATTTAGAGCATCTATGGGAAATGATGGATGAAATTTATAGAGTTCTTAAACCAACTGGAACTTGCTGGATTAATTTAGGTGATACTTATGCTAGAGGTTCAAGGGCGAAATATGCAAATTGTAATCAATCTTTAAGAAGTAAACACGAACAACTAATTGAGCCAAATACCAAGCCAAATTATGAAGGGTTAGATAAATGTTTAATTCTTATTCCACATAGATTTGCTATTGGTTGTATTGATAGAGGTTGGATTATGAGAAATGATATAATATGGGCAAAAAGAAATGGAATGCCTGAAAGCACTAATGACAGATTTGCCAAAAAACACGAGTATGTATTTTTAATGACTAAATCTAAAAAATACTATTTTGATTTAGATGCTATAAGAGATAAGCATATATGCAGTAATGATAAGAGGAATGATGGTAAAAGACACGAATATAAAGTTGGTGCTAAAGCTTATGATGATAAAAAAATTGGAATAAAAGCAGTTTCTTTTAATCCTTTAGGTAAAAATCCTGGCGATGTTAGTGACTTTTGGGATATAAAAACTAAACCTTCTTCAGTAAAGCATTATGCTTCCTATAATGTTGAATTAATAACTAAGCCTATTTTAGCTGGATGTCCAGAAGGTGGCCTAATTTACGATCCTTTTATGGGTAGTGGTACTACTGCTATACATTCAATAATGAACAATAGAAACTTCATAGGTAGTGAAATGAGTACAGAATATTTAGAAATAGCTAATAAGAGGATTTCTGATGTGCAATCTCAACCAAAATTGTTTTAGTATATTTGTGGCGAGTGTCGGATACTCATTAAGAATTTATTGCCCTTGATATGAACCCCCAATCCGACTGGGGGGAATTTGATGGGGCTTTTTTTATTTATGAACAGAGATTTTAAAGGTGTATGGATTCCTAAAGAGGTTTGGTTAGATGAGAAACTTTCTTGGATGGAAAAACTTTTCTTAGTAGAGATTGATTCTTTAGATGCAGAGAAAGGTTGTTTTGCTAGTAATAGTTATTTTGGTGTATTTTTTCAGTTAAGCAACTCAAGGGTTAGTGAAATAATATCTCAGTTAGTAGAGAAGGGATATGTAACTACCTTTCTTGTTTACGAAGGAAAGCAAGTAAAACAGAGAATTTTAACACCAACAATACCTATTCGGAAAGTCGAAGGAGGTATTCGGAATACCGAAGGGGGGTATTCGGAAAAGGCGAAGGATAATAATACATTGATTAATAATACATCTATAATAAATAATAAACTATATAACGAAAAGGAAGCTTTTCTTAATAGACTAGAAACTCAGAAGGATAAACTTGGTAACCAATACCAATCTTTTTTAGACTATTGGACTGAACCTGATGCTAAAGGCAAGATGAGATACCAAGACCAAAAATTCTTCGACATAGCTAGAAGAGTAGGAACCTGGATTAAGAATAGTAAAAACTTTCAACCTAACACAACAACTAAAATAAAACTTAAATAATGGATGTTATAAACCTACCTAAAAACCTTGAGCTAGAAGAGAATATTCTAGGCTCTATTCTACTAGATAAAAGAGCTTTGCCTTTAGTAGTAAACTACTTAAACGAAGAAATATTCTACGATTTAAGACACCAACTGATATTCAGAACTATCAAACAGATGTATGATAAGAACATACAAA